GCAATGTAAATTTCAACTCTATGCTGTGCTGTCCTGTGTTTATACATATTAAAAAATAAACCTCCTCTCGGAGCTTAAAATAGCCATTACACTATTTGGAATATAGCCTTTCATTGCTGTTTCAGTTTCACTCCCAAAAAACCAAAGTTTAACAGTTTCTAAAATAGCCTGTTGAAAGATAGGTTTTACATTTTCGGTATCTGAATGGCCTACATTAAAAGTCATTGATTCCAAAGATATTGATTTTCTAGTGTAAACAGTATAAAGCTGTCGCATTGCCTCATCATAAGCTGTTATATCGGCTGGCACTGTAATTGTGTTAATTGGCCATGAATAAAGACGAATATAACCCTCACAATTAAAATAATACTCTTTGGTTTGTGGTTTCAAATATACCTGGGTATAACTCTCAACTAAATTACACGCTGAATTTATCATAAGTGTAATTTCATCATCCACATCAGTAATAGCATCATCAATTCTTAAATAGCTTTTAGCCTCAGCTAAACTCACTAAATCTGTATAATTAACTATAACAGCCATTTTATTTTATTTTGTTTCAATTTTCGCTTTACCTGGAGCAACATAACCCACAAATAAATGCTTTAAATCAGTTCTTTTGCCTTTGTACTCAGCACCTTTTTTGTATGCTTTTTTACTCTTTGCACAATAAAAAGGAATTTCTACAATCTTTTTTTTAGCCTCAGCCATAATTTTCTATTTATATTAATTTATCTCAAAGTTAATAAAAAAAAAGCAACCTAAGATTTCTCCCAGGTTGCTAAACAGAAAAATAATGACAAAACAGCCAAAATTTACCTTAAAAAAAAGAGGGCTTTTATAAACCCTCTCTCTCGCTATTAATCAATCGGTTTTATTAAACCGCTGTAAAATCACCAAAAATAACTGCATCTGGTCTATGAACCGCTAAACCAACTTGTGATTCTATTCTACCAGTAATGTTGTTTTTTGTGAAGTTATCTCCATCCTCTGTTGAGAATTGAACACTTAACCCCTCAGTTACAACTTTTTTCACTGTTGACCAATCACCAACATAATATTTGTTAGGAGCCAACCAGTTAGCTTTTACAACTGCAATACCTAAACAACGTAAAACGTTACCATCAAATGACCAACCTAAAGGTAAACCATATCCAGCTCCACCCGATTTTTCAACTTGTAAGATAGAATAGTAATCAGCTGTTGTCATTACAATACCATCAACATCAAAATCCAAAGCCTCTAAAGTTGCTATTTCATTCATAATCATTTCTGGTTTGTTCTTACCAGTAATAATTTGTGCTGAGGCTGTTGCCTGTGCAATTAAAGCTGTGTTGAAAATTCCACTTTCAGCTTTTAAGTAATCTCTACGTAAAGCGCCTGGTAAAAAAGATTCCAAATACTGAACATTGTTCGCCATTTTCTTAGAATAACGTGCAAAACCAGCAATAAAATCAGTCGTTACATCAATGTGCGCAAAATCGTAATCTCTCTGAGCTTTGCTTGCGCCCTCAGTTTGAGTAGCCATTGCACCCTCTCCAGCACTTTCTCTTGGGAAAGTATAAGTTCCTCCACCAATCGGTATTACACCAACTAAATCACTGAAATTAACTTTTTGGTTTGGTACCTTAGCAACTACATTGCTAAAATCTCTCTCCTCATCACCAGTAATATTGGCTGTTGTCATATCTCCAACTGCCTTAATTTCTAATTCAACGCTATGGCCTTTTTTTACAGTTTTAATTTGTTCAAAATTATCCTGTATTGCGCTTTTCAGCTCTTGCTTTACTGTTTTCATTTCTTTTTTTCCTAAACCTCCACTTTGGATTTTTACATCTAAAGTATCTAAGTGTTTTTGTTGAGCCTCAGCCAAACCTTTTAATTCTGTTAATTGAGCCTCGTTAGCCTCTCCAGCTTTTTCAAGTAACCCCTTAATTTCAACGTCTATTGCAGATTTCATCTCTGTTACAGCCGTTTTTGCAAATTCTGCGCTTTTACCCTCTAAACTTTTTTCTAAGTTGGTAATGGCATCTTTTAATTCGTGTGCTTCCATTCTTTTGTTAAATAAATTCGTTTATAATATTTAGCAACGGCTTAACATTTTGGCTAGTGTCATCCAACGGCTGGCCTCCATTTTTAAGTGTCATTTTGCCTAATTCATAGGCGTGTCTTTGTAAGTCTTTTAATGATAATTCCAATAAATTAAATGTATCATCTGTAACATTACCATTTTTGAAAAACTTTAATATCAGTGATATTTTTTCGTTTGTGTCTTTTAATGTAAGGCTTTTGAATCCTGTAAATGGTGTATCGGCATTTGAACCCATAGTAACATTTGAACCCTCGTAAAGTTTAACCTCTTGTAAATATCTAATACCAGATTTTTGCTCCTTTTGCATTGTAACAAAACCAATACTATGCTCTTTCATTATTCCAGCCTGGTAAAGTTTCAAAGCATCCTCAGAATAAGTTGTATTTATAAGTGGTTCGCTCTCAAAATATAAACCTTTGGCATCCTCAGTTAAAACTGAAAAACGACCATGTGGTTGTGCAAAATTATGCTGGTTTAAAAAGTATATTTGGTTGCGCCTTTCGTTTATAGATTTCTTAAATGCGCCTTTTACCATCACATCATTATCACTATCAATATTATCAAAGTTTGATAAGTAACCTGTGATAACTCGGCTCTTTGTATCTACATCTTTAACAGCTCCAAAACTGTTGTTTTTAAAACTCAATAATCCTTTCATAGTATCAAAGTTAGTAAATTATTTTTTATTTGTTCTTATTGTGTGTATTTGGTCTGGATAAAAAACTACGTAAACTGTTGTTTTTATGCTTATAGGCCCTGTATCACTTCTATTTGGGGACCATCCATTTACTATAATTCCATCTTTTCCCTCGTTAAAATATCTAGCAAAAGGCTCATAGTTATTATCAATATAACTCTCTGGTGAACCAGCCTCTAAATTAATTATAACTGGGTCTGTTATATTTAAAAAAACCTCTTTTATTTTATTTCCGTATATTTTTGCTCTATCATTTAGGTTTGTAAAAAATATGGCTCCCTCTGGGTATTCTGCTGACCAGGCGTTTTCATTACCAATTACATCAAATTCATCAAAATCAGTATAGGTTCCATGATAAACTTTATCCTTTACTTTAGAATTAGGAAATGGATTTGTAGCACCTCCAGAACCCCACTTACCATCGGCTTGCCTTGCCTGGTTAGGGTCAAACCCAGCCTTGGCCTCTCTAGGTTTAAATATTAGTTTTCCATCCTTATCTCTCCTGGGCCTTGGTGCAATGGTGCATCGGCAATTAATCGTATTACCAGGCGCTCCGTTTGGGTCCACTGGGTACATTAATTCATCAATAGAGCCATCCTGGTTTGGTACCTTAAATTTGGTTTCCCTGGGTAATGTGATACCCTCCATTGCTAAATGGTCATACTCTTTTTTGCTTTCGCCATCCCTGGTCCTATGGTCATTTGTTGCTATCCAAACTTTATCCACTATAAGGCGCTCACTTTTCATGGCCTCCCAGCTTGCAAAGTTGCTGGCGCTCATGGTTTCGGTCCTTACAATTCTTTGCATTTGCCACCTGTATAAACCAGTTTCCTCTCCAAAGGTGTTTTGAAGTTCCCTAACAGTCCTCACAAAGCTATCACCAGCTTTATTTTTCTCAATAATGTAATCAATTACAGCACCTATAAATTCCTCTCTAATAGACTTAATTTTATCACCTCCAAAAGTTTCCAGAAATGCTAAAACAGCCTTTGCAAAAGCCTCACCAAATAATGGATTCCTGGCCTTTATGTTTATTGTGTTGGTTTCAATGCCTTTCAACATTCTATCGGCTTGCGCTCTACCAATCACCAGGTAAATTGATAAAATTACATCAAAAATATCCTCATAGGTAATTAGCTTTTCAACATCCTTTTTAATATTATCTAGTCTGGCTTTTTTAAGTTTTTTAAGTGTAGTTTTAAACCCTCTCTGGAGCATAGCAAAAGAAGTTTCCTCATATTTTTCATGAAGTTCGTAATACCAATCTTTGTACTCCTCTATGGTCATTATTTCTTTTTAGACTGAGCGTTTTTAGCCATTTGAGCCAATTCAGCCCTACTTGTAATTTTTCTCTCAGCTGGCTTTGTGGCCTCTAAATATTTGCCATACGCCCCCCATTTTTCTTTATTCATATCTTGGCTTTTTTTCTCATCAATACCAGTACCACCTGTGCTAATTTCAACCATATTTTCTAAATCAAATATAGCTTGTTGGTTGTTGGCTACGCCTAATTTAATAGCATCCTTTAATTTTATAATAGTAACAACATCTAAAAAAGTAACATTGCTTTTTGTGCTATACCAGGAACCTAGGCCAAATTTACTACTATTTTTCAAAAGAGCTTTATTAGCCTCCAGAAAATCACTTAAATCTTGCTCAGTTAATTTACCCTCTAATACTAAAGATTCTGGTGGACTTGTGTAAACACTAACAGAACCCATCCCCTCGGCTCCAGCTTTATTTATACCATCCATTCCATAAGTGGAACCACCCTCTTTATTGTGGTAATCTAAAACAGTTTTAGTGTTTATCTTATTCCAGCCTCCAGTTTTGCTCCATCGACCTCCTGGGCCTCTGGTCTGGTCCTCTTTGAATCCAGCTTTGGTGTTTATTACATCGGCTAAAACAATATTATCAATCACATTTATTAAGTGCTTAATATCATTATCATACTCCTCTTTTCCATCTAAAGTGCCTCCTTGGTTAAATATCATGGTTTATAAGTTTTATAATTTAAGTGTTTTTTTCCAAATTCAGTGCTATTTGCTAAATGCCAGTTTACCCTATCGGACCATCTACCAAAAACCTTTTGGGCTGTTTTTACTTTGTTTTCATTAACTCTCCAATATGGTGTTTCCCAGTCCTCACCTAAAGATTCCACAAGGTACGATTTAACTTCTGCATCAGCTAATTCTTTTGCATCACTCCATGACGTTAAAACCTCAGATTTCCAGCCAAAAAACTCTTTTTTTAAAGTCATCTCAAAAATATTTCCACTAGGTCCAATGGCTCTAATACTACCTAAATCATTATCTGTTAAAAAAAGTATATCAGCTCTTGAAAAGCTGGAGCTGTTTGGGTGGTTATGTGTTAAAATATGTGCGCCATCTTGTAAAAGTGGTATTTCCACATGGGTTTCTGAGCCTCCAATTTCCTGGAGCAAATTACCATCGGCATCATAAATTAAAGCTGTTTCTTTTTTCTGGTCCTTAATCTCTTGCTCTCTGGTTTTCATTCCAGCCCATTTATCAGCCCATTTACCATCCTTATCTCTTGCCTGGCCTGGCTTAAATCCAGCCTTTTGGTTAATCACATCGGCTAAATCTTTGGTTCTTGGTTTTGGTTTTAAAATAACTCTTCCTTTTGAATCTATTTTGTATGGGTAGCCTTGACGTATTAAAGATTTGTATAAACCCATTGTACCCCCAGTAATTTCAGAATCACTTTTTAAATTTACACCTTTATCTAAGAAATATTTATAAAAATTAGAACCATAACCATAACCCCTAAAATTTTCTTTTAAATAGATTAAATTTATTGAGGCTTGTTTTTTGTTTTTAGTCAATCTAACAAAACCCATTATTTCATCATCACTATCTAATAAAAATAATTCTTGTGGCCCGACCTCTCTAATTTCAGCGCTATTTTTACCATAAATAAAAACCCCAGGCTCTAATTTATCAATTATTTCGTCGGTGTCTGGGTTAAATTCTGGTATTCTTACTTGGTCATCCTCTAATTCTAAAGTTTGTAAGGCCTCTAAAGCGTTTTCAACATCTTGCCCTCCAGAACCCCAGGTACCATCATCATTTCGCTGTTGGTTTGGGTCGAATCCAGCTTTTTGGTTTATAATATCCTTTAAAAGTTTTTTGGTTTTTAAAAGCCCATAAGTTACAAAAGTACCCTCAGAAATTTCTAAAGCATCAAAACCTAAATCTCTAATTATTTCAGAACTTATTTTAGCTGTTTCTTTTTTATTTAAAACTGTGCTTAAAGCCTCAACTTTATCACCAGCCAGCTTTCTGAATTTTTTTATTTTTTCTGAAAGCAACCTGTAATCTTCAATAGAAATTTCCTTTGCTTTAATTTTCCTTAGTAGATATTGTCTAAATATATTTTCTATATTTTCACTGGTTACATATTGGTTTGGTCTTTTATATGGAAATTTTAAAGGATTTTTTGGCTTATCTATTTGCCACTCATCAACCAATGGGTTACCATCCTCATCCCACTCAGCATAATTTGAGGCTGTTTCTTTATTTGTTGCCACCCATAAAAAACCCTCATTTTCACCCTCAGCATAATTTCGGCCTCGCCCTCTATAAACTGTAATTTTATCTACTCCAGAACCCCATGTACCATCGGCATTTCTACTCTGGTTTGGGTCGAATCCAGCCTTTATAGTAATATCTCCAGGCTCCCCATCTAAATCTAGGGCTTTAATCATGCGCTCTACTATGCCTGGTTGCTCATCTATAAATTCAAAATCTATTGTATCACTAATAAATCTACTCATAACTCCTTTAGTTTAACGTGTTTTATTGTACCCTCAAAATCATAATCTAAAACTTTAAACTTTGTTTTAGGTAAAAATATAACCTCTTGCTCTCCAGATAAATAAACATATTCCTCAACGTCTTTACCTCTTTTGCTTATAATTTCAAATAAGTATTTTCCACCACCTCGGCCTCCTTCTAATATATCATTTGGAAAAGTCATTTTTTGAGAAGTAGATAAGAAACTACTAAAAGAAATAATCCCATCTCTCCTTTTTATTAGTTGCTCCATATTCATATTTATACCACCTAAATCTAAACCCCTATAAACAGTGCCTTGCCAGTCTGGTAATTTATTTAGAGCTGTTTTTAAGTTCTCAATATCTTGTTCAACTTTAGCAATACCATGAACACTTCCCCAGTTTCTTAAATGCTTATTCATATCATTAAATCCCTCATCGGTATAATGAATAATTGCCTCATGGTCCTTATCTGTCATTTCACCCTCAGCACCCCAGGTACCATCAGCACTTCTGGCCTGGTTGGGGTCGAATCCAGCTTTATTAATTAATGTTTCATCACAAAAACTTTCTGCATCAATGGATTTTATCTGGTTTGGGTCTATGGCAATATGTACATCTTGGTAAACTTGTGATAATGGTCCTATATCATCAATCACGTTTTTGATTATTAAGCCATCAAAAGGGCCATCAATCCAATCATAATTTTCATCCATGTAATCATACAAAACCATTGGAAACTCATCTACTGAAACGCCTTTTATGGCTCCTATTAGATTCTGTATATTAAAATTCTCTCTTACATCATTTAGGTTGGAATAATCGGCATCTATAACAAATGGGTTTTCCATTCTCATGTAGGCACTCACTATATTTAATTTCTCATGTGCCAGCTCATCTACAAATTCATATTGTGGTCCATAATCTCCAATTTCAAATGGTAATTCATCAACAAGCCCATCCTCAATTAAACCCTCTGGATAATCTTGGTAACGCCTTTTAAATGCTTGTATGCTATAACTTTTTGCTACATCGTAATCATCTGAAAAGTAAAAAGCGCCATGGTCATTATTTGCTGTTGTATCTCCAGCATATCTATCATCAAATTCTGTGATTTTTCCAACGCCACCATGATAAACTTCTTTTGGTTCACCATCCTCATCTACAATTTTTGAATCACCAAACCAGCTTTTAAAACATGGCTTATCTTTTAGACTGCTGGTACTCGCTCCAGCTCCCCATTTGCCATCGGCCTCCCTTTGTTGGTTGGGGTTGAACCCAGCTTTGTTGGTTCTTAGATTTTTTTTTTCAGCGTTTGGTTTTCCTTTTGGAGCTGGTAGCCCAGGTACTCCAGGCATCGGTGGTTTTTCCTCCTCCTCCAAAGCTCTCTCTAAAGGATTTAATTTACCACTCACTGTATAAACATCCATTTCCTCCTCCTCTAGTATTGGATAGTTCAAGGCCTCTCTATATTCGTTTCTGTTAATTACACCATCTTTTAATGCTCTGGTTAGCCAGCTGGTAAGGCTTGCCATATCTAGTTGCATTTCTGGTAATGTAGAAACATCAAAATAAAGCATGGTATTAGCATACTTGGTATATTTTGGTAGAATAACATCATTAAAGGCTTGCTCTAATAGCCCTAAATCTGGCATAATATCATCAGTAACAACCTGTTTTCTGGATTCCTGGATATTGCTATACTTTGCTCCAGCATCATTGTTTAGGAGCTTATCACTCCAGCCTAAAACATTACAAAGTTGCTTTTCATCATAGCTTAAATATGCAAATGGCTGTAACTCATCGGTGGTTAAAGTTAAACGTGTAAAACCAACCTCAGCACTCACTCCAGCAATATTACTGAGGCGCTCTGGTGAATTATCCATTTCCCTTAACCTGTCTTTTAACTCCTGGGCCTGGTCTGGGTTTAATGGTTGTTGTTTACCATGTATAAATCCAAAAGCACCACTATTTTTAAGGGTTTTAATGTTTTGGGTTAAAGCCTCGTTTGCACTCTCTATATTTTTAAGGGCTGATTTTAAAGGGCTTTGGCCATATAAATGGCTCCCATTAATATCAAAATTAGGGTTTGAATATTTGATATGCACCACGCTCTCAGCTGGAAAATCTTTATAAACAGCTCCCTCAATTAATCTATAATAATCAATAGGGCTATCATCAATTAATAAATTTGCGCCTGGCTTTAATACAATATCAATCAAATGGCTAGGTAACAAATAAAACGCCATAGGCGCTCCAGCATTAACCCCATTCTCTGGGGCCATCATGTAAATGTAAACGTTACCTGTAAGTTTTAGAAATGTTTTGTAAAGTGATATAAATTCACCCCAGCTTTGGAATATGTTTGGCTTTTCAATCGGCATATCCATTGTTTCCACCTCTGAAAATGCTTTTTTCTCCAGGGCCTTAGCGTTTAATTTCACCTGGGGCTGGCCTATGTTTTCCTTTTTGATTTCTACTAAAAACTGTTTAGCTTTTTGCTCATCATCAACTTTTTTAATATAGAATGGCACCTTTGCTGATTTCCTGGCTTGCTGGTTTACAATAGAATAAACTATGCTGTTTACGTTATAGCCATGGTCAATATAGCTCTTTGCATCGGTATCATATCCAGTTCCAGTTTCTCCAATATATTCAAAAAAAGCCTCATTATAGGCATTTGTAGTTGTTTTGGCGCTTACCTTGCTCCCAAAGAGCTGGCCTATCTTATCTATAATTTTCATTTGCTATAATGTTATTGCTCAAAGTTACAAATTTTATCCACTCAAAATTAGAATGTGAATATTTCTGGTATGTTTTCCATTTCCACAATACCTGTCAAGGTGTCTGGAGCATCATCAAATTTATTGGCTTTGAATAGTTTTTTAGTTTTAACTACATCTGAGTAAAATTTAGGCCACCTCAAAAACCAATCGGCTGGCATCACTATACGCCTGTTCACTGTGGCACTATTTGAAAATAATCTGGCCTCTTTGTTATTACCCTGGTGGAACCAATCCACATGGCCTTTCACACCATTTTGAATTACCCGGGCAAAGCCACGCCCTCCATTATTGGATTCTATGTTTGCTAAATGTACCTCATTTTTATTGAATAAGTCAATTACAGCTGGCTCAGTTACCTCCATTGGCTCATCTGTATAAAGTACATCCAGGATATACAAATGGTCATCAGCTTTAGCCAGTGGCAATGCGTAAACAATAGAACATAATTTATCCTGTCCAGTATCAGCTGTATCTGTGTAATTTTTAACCATTTTCACCTCTGGTAAATCGTTGTAAGTTTTGAAAGTGCTATAAAGTAACCCCTCAGCACTCTCTGGATTTCCCTGGTATAAACAGTTAAATTTCTCAACATCCATTTCCATAGAGGCTAGTAAACTTTCTTTACTGTGTCTATTGGGCCATAATGGCTCCCCATTTTCTCTTGGGTCCAGCTCTGTTGGCTCACTGTCTTTTATAGCCTCAAAGTTTATTTTTAGCCACTCATCAAATTTCAATGGCTGGTAAATCTCCTCAAAAGTAGAAACTGTTTTTACCTTGCCTTTAGCCTCTAAGCGCCCAATTAAATCCTCCTCATGCCACCTGGTGAACACAATTAATTGCTGGCTGTTGTTGTGTAGCCTAGAATCTACAACTGTTGTGTACCAATCCCATACACTTTCCCTAACTATCGGTGAATTTGCCTCCATGTAATCTTTGTAAAGGTCATCCATCAACATTACATCAATTTTATTACCTGTCAAGGCACCACCACGCCCCACTGATTTTAGGCCACCAATAGCATTAACAATTTCAAACTCATTACCATTTCTTAGGTAACTCCCTAGCTTTGTAACCACGTTATTATTTGAAAGTGTTGAATTTGGAAATATTTTTGAATATTCTGGTGTAGTTATAATTCTTTGCACATCTCTATTTAGTTTACTGGCAAAGTAAAAGTTATAAGAGGCCACGCCTATTTTTATATCTGGGTTTCTCCCTAGCAAATATGCTGAGAGCCTCCTTGTGGAACCCTCTGTTTTCCCATGTTGCGGAGGCATAGAAACTATAAGCCGTTTAATTTTACCTTTTGCAAACTCATCTAGCATTTTATAGTAAACCCTGTGAAATGGTTGGACCTCAAAAGCATCCAATGTGGTTTTAGTAAAAGTCAATAAGCTATTCCTGGATTTAGAAATAGCATCATCATGTAATAATTTGTCAAGCTCAGCCTCTTGTAAATTACTCCACATCTCCACGCTCTTTTAGTAATTCTGTTATGCGCTTAGCCCTTTCCTCATCGGTATAATTAAGGCTTTCACCTTTGGTTGTTACATCAGTATAACTTTGTGATAATCTTTGGCGCTCCTCTATACTGGCTATCATTTTCATTAGCCCCATTTGAAGTGTAGCATTTTCACTTTGCTCCCAGTTTCGCTGTAATTTTCTTTTGGTGATTATTCTGTTAGTAGCTACCAAATCCTTTAACTCTTGCATATTATGTAAGTCATGGTTATAAAAAGTCCTGGAGCTACATGGTAAATAAGCTACCAAATCCTCAATAAAAAACAACTTATGCTTTTTAATAGCCTCAAAAGAAAGCTCTATTAATTCTTTAGTGTCGTATGCCATAATACATCGGTTTTAATATGTAAAGTTACTAAAAATCTATTTATGTTATTAATAGTTGTTCTCCTGGCTCTGGTATAAGCACGTTAAACATCTCCTGGGCTAATTGCCTAGCCTTTAAATGAAAAATCTCCTGGTCTGTGGTGGAATTGTCCTTTGTACTTTTTGAGGCTCTTAAAACCTCCCCAGTGGCTTCATTCACCTTTTCAGTATAGTTGCAATTATATTTTAAAAACTCATGGGTTTCCTGTATGCTGTAAGGTTCACCCCATTCTGTAATTAATATATTTTGCCATATCGGTATTATAACGCCCCAGTAATAAGCATTTTGGTCATTTGAGCGCCTTTTTCGGTTTATCTGGAAAGTTATTAAAATAGTTTTACCCTCAAACATTCCTATAACCTTTTTTATAAGATTTCGGTTTCGTTTGAGGGTACCACTTTCCACATCGGTAATTATTTCAACTTTTTTCATTCGTCAATTTTAATCGTTCTGTTTTTTGTACTCATCTTTCAATAATTTTAGTATTATAAAATTTATTATTTAAATCAATAATTTTCTCTAGCTTAGTTAAATTAACTTTGCCATCTATTTCAATAATCATTGACAATTCTAAAACGTATTCAAGTTTACTCATCTTTTCTGTTTTTTTATTAGTAATCATCAAAGCACCATATCGGTGTTTGTGGTCCAATATAAGCGCCTTTTATATTAAAATCAAAATGTTCCATTGCATCCTCTGTACTCATATCCTTTTTCAGAATCTCCAGAACTTTCGCCACTGAATAAATTAGTCTTAAATCATTTTCCTCAAAGCCAATAACGGCCTCATCAAAACCATCAGCTTTAAGTATTTCAAAACCATAGCCATCATAACATTCAATTATATTTTCTAGCATCATTCTAAATCGTATTTTTTACAATCATCACTGCAATAACTCCCAGTACATGGGGCCTGGCAATGGTCGCAAACATTTTCCTCATCCATCGGCTCAATATCAGCATCCAAAAGCATAGAATTAATTTTGTATTTCTGTGTGGATTCCTGGGCTTTTGCCATTTGCTCATCCATAAATTTGGCCAGCTTTTGCATTTCGCTATCGGTGTTTTGTGGGTTAAACATATCACCTAGTTTTTTAAATAAATCATCCATATTAATAGTATTTTAAATATTCAACATCCACCCACATCATAGCCTCATTATCATGAGGCATTACATTATTTCTATCCACATAGGCTTTACGCCCAGAGGCCATCAGAACCACAAAGCTCATCGCTGTTTCATTTACATATAACGCTGGTGCAAATGTAGTTTCTTCAATAATTGAGCCATCTAGGCCTTTAATCTGTACTTTTTTCATCGGTATTAGTTTTAGGTTCAAAAATATTTAGGTATTGTAACGCTGTAAATTCGTTCTGGTCTGTAACCACTGCGTTTTTTAAACTAATAGCACTACCAATCGGTAATTCATGCACAAAATGTGTGGCTTTTAAGTCCATAATAAGCGCCTCCAGTGAATTTGGTACTGTTCTAAAATATTCAGCTAATTTTAGCCTTTGCTCATCTGTTAATCGTTCATATAAGTTTTTAAAGTTTTCCATCGGTTTTGGGTTTTAAAGGGTTAAATTTTCAATCGCTGTTAAACGCTCCATTTTCAGCTCATCGGTCAAGGCATCCCAATCTCTTGGTTGCTCCCAGTAAGGGTTGTGAAAACGCATTGTAGAAAATACTATTTTTTGCTTATAAGCCACTTTTTCAGCTAAAGTTTGGTTCCCGCTGGTCATGTTTCCTATTGCTAAAAATGCTTTCATGGTTCCTGTTAAATCTGTCATCGGTATAATGCCTATTACTAGGACTTTATTAAATTAATATTAAATTTTCATTATTCACTGTAAAAATAGTTTTTTTGAAACTTCTTTTGCCAGCTGGCGTGTAATATTCAAAGCCTCTGTAAGTTTTGCGTGTCATTTCCATATCGGTAACAACATTAACCGCATAACCATACTTCCAGAAATCATTAAATTCACGCTCTATTTTCGTTTTTGGGTTTGCTACATTTACCCTAACTTCCCATTTATTCAACTCCTCTAGTATCGGTGATAAATTAGAAACTGCAACCACCTCAACTTTACCAGCCAAAATTCTAGCCATCAGCTGTAATTCTTTTTTACGGCCTTTTGTAACTAGGTTTTTTTTGTAAATAACATAGTTACTGTCAAGCTCCATAACTCTAGCTCTTGCAAACTCTAAACCATGGTATTCCGAACCTATCCAGTAAATTAAATACTTCAAATCCTGGCACTCACGAATATCATCGTATCTATTACGGCCACAATTAAATTCATAATTTTTGTAATCATACTCAAAATATTGGCTTGTGGAAAATGACCTTTTTTTGCCTTTTAAAGAATCATCTGGCATAAGGTTTTGGCACCCCATTTTTTTAGCTTTCGCTTGTGCGCTCTCCAGGTCTTTAGATAAATTCTGGTGGTAAGTTTTAATGGATTTCACATTACTTAAATAATGCACACCATGTGGTGTAGTGGAATAAATAGCCTCGCTGGAAACACTCCATAAAGTGTAAAAGGTGCCAGCAAAGCCAATTTGTAAATCTGTGTCTGTTTTCATCGGTGTTGGGTTTTAAAGGCGCCAAAGCCCCTGTTTATATTAATTTCCAAAATATCTATGCTCCCAGTCTTCTGGTCTTGGCCCAGAAGTATCTGGCTCAATAATCTGGTATTTTTGCTTTAACTCATGCGTAATTAAAGAGCTGTGAAAATTAACTTGCTCCTCGTTACCCATTGTTATCATTGGGTTTTTGCTGTAAGCCTCAGATTCTAAAAGTCTGAATCTAGCTTTTGTGATTTGTATTTTCATCGGTGGTGTTTTTAATACTGACTTAATTACCAGTGGTCCAAATATATACTATTTAAGGTTATAAACCTAATTTTTTAGCATAAAAAAAGGCCTACATTCCTGTAAACCTTTAGTTTTTAACCAATCCTATAATCACCGATGAAAGTAATTCAAGAACCCCAAAGGTAAACAATTTCAATCAATTTAAACTAGGTTCTGGAAATAACTCTCTGAGCCTGGCCTTGCACATTTCAAACTTAAAAAGTGCTTTTGCTTGCTGGCGTGTTAATTCGCCATCATAAATTGCATCTATAAATTCATCAAATTCATCCATTTTATTGTTTTATTATTTTATATTCAATTCCAAAATATCCATTATAGCTTAAACCTTTAGTATTCCAGCGCCACCTTAAATCAGCCCTATAAATAGACTGCCCTAATATAGAAATTTTTAATCTATGGGTAATTTTATAGCTAAATTTAAAAGATGTTCCATAAGTTCCATAACTCTCATTCCATCGGTATAAAATTCCAACCAAAGGGCCTCCAGAAAACTCTAATTTATTAATTATTTTATTAAAAGTCCAATTTGGGGTTATTAAAGCACTTGAATAATCACCACCTTTTATTTTAGCATATTCATATTCTATATTTACGCTAAAAAAATAGTTTTTAAATTGCTGGCCTTGCAATGCTATACTAATTTTAGCATCCAAAGTGAAAGCATTATTTCCAATATCATCACCAATGGTGGCTAGTTTAGCATCTTGGAAAATCCCTATACTTATATTATCCTGGCCTAAACATTTTGCCATTGTAATTATAAATATAAATAATACTATCCAAATTAATCTTTGTTTTTTTGTTAATTTATCTATTATTTTCACATTATTATTAAATTTAAAATTATTACTAATATTGCCATTGCTATAATGAAATGTAACTTTAGTTTTTCACGTTTTAAGTCATCACTATTTTTCAAGCTCCAGTAAATAAATGCTGGTAGCCCTATCAAAATTACGCTAATTTTTCTTTTAATCGTTTGGTCCTTGTCATCACCAAAAGCAATTAACACTATCAAAAATGTAATATTTATTATAAAATACACCAGCACTATTGTTTTTAAAATATCCATAATTTTATGTTTTTAAAAGTTAATGATATATCCTTGTTGTAAACAATTTAAATGCCTACAAATTTCTGTGCTTTTTACAAAATACAGTTCCACTATTTCTTTTTACCATTTTATTACAGGATACATTTCGGCATTCAAACAGTTCGCTTTGCTTTACAACATCGGCTATAATTAATTGCTCTTCTTGTATTTTTGCAATCTTTTGGCTTATTTCTTTTTGGTCTTCTAATAGCTTTATTTTTTCCTGTAATACAACTATTAATTTTTCGTTTAATTCGTTTATTTTGCTCATTGTATATTTATTAAATTTCGTTCTTAATTCCGCAACTAATCATAGCCGTAAGCGTTAGCAAACATATTTAAAAATCATAAACACCCAAAAGGCACACCAAATAGCTACAATACTAAACCAAACTAATCGCTTATTTATAAAGGTTTTAAGT